CTAGTTGAAGAAAAGGTTTCAAAGTTACAATCAATTGTTTTCTTAAATCTCCATTTATCCTCGATTTGTCCAGACCTTGTTCTTTCTCGGACATTCTCGTAAAGATCTGCCTTGAAGGTATAAGAAGCTGACGCGATGAAGCATCCGCCCAACATTAGATCACCGCCAGGCCAGGGTAATTTCTATAATCTGCTAGCAAACTATCTGCTGTTGCATCGCCTGTACCCTCAAATGCCAGATCACTAAATGTGAAGCTACGTTCACCCATCTTCATGGATTTAATGTAACGATCTCTATATTTATGATCTTGACATAGGAAATTTGCAGTAAGAATTTTAGCCGCCTCGGCGACTGGACCGGGAACTGATTCATAACCCCATAGACCTGTGATGTTAAATGTAACATTACGTCTAAACACTGGAGTTGGATTATATACCGGGTCAATGTATACGTTATTTGGCTGAAGGCGAAGAACCCAACCGTCAGCAGCTATTTCGCGTATATATTCTTGAGAGTAGAGCAATCTACCGCTAACTGGAATATCGCCTTCTGACCAGGTAATGTCATCAAGACGGGCCAATCTCCACGGAAGCTTTAGATTGTCATTTGCATTTCCTTCTACAGGAAGAGTAGTTGTAATTGAACCAAATCGTTGGCCACAATAAGAATCAATTACGTAACGAGCAACACGCTCTGATTCCAACCAATCCGCGTATGTTTTACCTAATTCATAAAACTCATCAAATGAACAATACGGTGTAACTACTGCGTAGTATTCTTTTACCGCAAGGGCATTTGATCCAATAGTAAATGACCAGGTTACCTCAAGAACTGTCTCACTAGCGACAAATAATGTCGGAACGGTATATTTGTACCTTCCCACCGCCACCTTTTCAGCAGCATCAGTCATTGTTATGCCACCCGACGTAATAGTTACGGTTGGTACCGCTGGTGAGCTAATAGGATCTGTTAGGACACCACCAACAAAAATATTGTAGGTTATGTCGTTAAGGTTGTTCTTGAGGATTTCTTTCAAATTTATTCACCTGTAATTATTTTAACACAATCAGCCGTAAAAATCTCTGGCTTCCTGTGGGCTTGCAATTCTAAATCCAGGATAGAAATCTATAATTCTCTGAGCAGTTACCTCATCTACTACTTGATAAGGGTGTGCCTGAGTAAAGGTAATACCCTCAACCTCAAGACTACGATTCTGTCTATCCATTTTTAGCAAAACCGGGCCGCCTTCTTTAAAACTAGATGGCTGACTTGCCTGGTTCTTATTTGCTTCTTCTTCCTCGATAAACTTCTTATAGGTATCCATGGTAATACCCTGGTCTTCCAGAGCCTTTACAAGATCCTTTTTCACTGCGTCTTCATCAACGTCAACTTCAAATTTATCTACAAGCTTCCAAAGCTCTTGATTCTTTAACTGTGCTAATCCCATTCTGCACCTCCGCGTATATTGTAGCACAAATGCTGAGAGGGGTCCCGTGAAAAGGGACCCCTCTAGCGTCTTATTTAGTTATCACGCAACAAGAACGTCACGAAGTACAACGTAAGCATCAAGGTTTTCGATGTTTACACCTGCACGACAGAATACGGTGTATTCAATTGCGTCCTTCTTTGGCTTAAACTCACGGTGAACAGTAATATCACGCTTAATACCTAGAACACGGTTAAGTGGGAAGGTAAGTTCAACGTGACCATGTGGACCTGATGATCCGGCACCTGAGTAACTACCGTGGTCAGTTTCAGTGAATAGCGGAACTTCCTGAAGCCAAACACCGAAAGGCTTACCAGCGACGAATCCTGCACTACCTTCAGTACGGATTGGGCCGTCTAGAGCACGGTCAGCTAGCGGACCTGACCATGGGTCAGCACCTGCACCAGCCTGAACGAAGCTGTATAGGTAATCCTGGATAGCGTTAGAACCAGTGTAGAACTTGAGCTCTCCACGCTTCTGCATAAACTTACGAGGCATAGCCTTAAGCATCTTGTTGAATGCTGCAAGGTTAAGAGCTGCACCACCGTGGCTAACCACGTGAGCACCTGCAATCGCAAGCTTGTACCATCCATCAAACGCCTTAAGAGTACCATTAGAACTTGTGGTATCACCGTTGATTGCGATGTCCTCAAGGTCGTTTCCGAACTGAGTAGCCATCAAACGGGCAACATGGTCTTCAAGGTCGTTTCCTTCAATGTTATCCTCAAGGGATTCAGTTGAAAGTTCGAAGTCTAGACGAAGCTTTACAGTGGTAAGGCTGATCTTGCTGAAGCTTACTCCAGCGTTCTCACCTGTATCCACGGCTTCGGTTGCAACACGAACTAGTCTTTCACCAACTGCCATCTTGTCGATCTCGGCTACGGGAGCGGTCATACGCTTAACACGGCAATCTCCATTAAGAAGAACAGTAGCGTCGAACATGTAATCGATGAATCGATTAGACTGATCTGGCTGTAGAATACCACCGCCTGCGGAACCGATCTCGGTAGTACGGATGACCTTTTCGAGAATAGTTTCACTCATTTTTGTTTTTCAACTCCTTTCTATTATAGAATTACTCTTGGTCATAAGATGTTGGAAGAAAACTACCTGACCATAAACTCTTGCTATCGTTGCTCTTCTTGAGCAACTCAGACTCTACGTCTGAAGACTTCTTACCGGCTGAACTCTTTTCTACAGTTTCGCCGAGTACGCCGAGACGCTTTTCTACGTCTCCAAGACCTTCCTTAAAAGACTTAACTTCCTTCTCAAGCTCGGTGTACTTACCGTGCATTTCTTCAAGACGATCGTTAATACTCTTTTCTACAGTTTCTACAGAGGTACGGACTGCATCTAGAGCACCTTCACGGGCTGATGCATCTTCGTTGGCCTTTGCTAGTGCACCCTTGATATCCTCAAGAGCCTTAGCAATACCTGCTAGATCTGGTTCATTAACTGGAGTAACTTCCTCGGAAACTTCCTCTTCAGCCTTTACTTCAGGGGCCTTATCGGTAGCAGTTTCTTCAACTGGCTTTACCTCTTCTTCCTGAACCTCTTGCTTTTGTTCATCTGACATTTCGGAACCTCCCTTCGCTACGTCCAAATTCTTTTCAAGCTTATTATTAGCTTGCAAAATCTTAGTGATGGAATCCTGGTCTGATGAACCGTCAGGCTCGAACCATCCTAGGTCTTCCATATCTCCAGAACATGCATAGCATTTCTGAACTACATCACTGGTATGGAAAGCAATCCTATCTTTTTCACACCAAAATACATTTTCGACAACAACATCTGCTGCAATTCCCTTATTTACCTTTTGAACTGACATGACATTGCAAAGTTCATTACCTGGATTATCAACAAGACTAAGTTCAATGAGACTATACTTGTTGATAATCCTTGCCATTCTATCGTCATCTGGCATGTATTGCTTGACAATTGCGTCTTCTGCAATAGGGCCGTAGATTGAGAATGCAGAAAGGGTACCATCTAATACCTTCTCCCAGGTATCTTGCGCACCCTTGCTTACATAAACATCTACATAAATTCCAGTATATGGGCGACCGTCTTCGCCAATGTATTCTTTTTGACTAAAGTTAACTACTTTTCCAACAGCACTTGACTTATCGTGCATTTCACGAACATTCCCACGGAATGTCTTAAAAGCTTCTAAGCTTGCTTCTGCTGTAACGATATCACCAGTCTGGTCTAGATTATCTAGAGTTGCCCAGCCCGAAACAATACGACGTTCCACGTCAATATTGTTCTTTTGGATTGGAATATTCAACCCAACTGTGTGTTCGCCTACAACGAATTGTGCTCTTTGCATAACAATCATATTTTAGAGGAATAGTTTTTATTTGGCAAATTATTCCTGTTTACCCTCAAATTAAGGTGCACAAAACCGCAATAGATAGCAATCATCAGGGCGACTATCCACCAGCCGGATTGCCAATTCAATATTAATGTCAAAACCATTAGTCCGAACCATACGTAAAAGCCAAATCCGGTTCCAATGGTTAGCGCATGCATTTTATCCATTAAAGCCCCCACTACAATGGTTGTACCAGGTACCGCCATGGCCGCCCCCACAATCCATTCATAATAGTGTTTTGTGCCGATCAATTCATTGCTCAAAGAATCAAAAGGAAGTATTAGCCATATTCCAAGTAAAACACTGAACATCCCAAGAATACTGATAACAGATGTATTAATAGGCTGGAGAAGGCGTTCAGCTATTTTATCCAAAATCATGGAGTCTTCCTACCGTCACCCTTAGCATTTCTAGAACCAGTATCACTTGCCCCCTGAGAAGCCCCTGCCGTGCGCTCTGAATCTCTAGTCCTATTCTGCATAGCCGCTGCTTTTTGATCTGCCATTGCTTGGGCGGCATTAGCCTGCCATGGCTCATTACCCTTTCCATCTGGACGTGCTGGTTGACCGCGACGTTGACGTACTTCATCAGGAACCACAAGTCCCATTCTGGTATCACGTTCGTCAATCTTAGACTGAGTATCGGCGTCAACCAAACTCAATTCATTAAGCTTGAACTCGACAACATCTGTCTTTTCACGGAACAATGGCTTTAGCTTCTTTTCGAAAATAGCCTGTTCTGGTCGAGAGTAGCCTTCCTTGAAAACCTTATCGGCATCTCTAGAGGCTGCAAGTGAAATTGACTTTCCGAAAACGCCTGCGCGTGATGGAGGAATTCTGTGTGCCATGAAGATTTCTTCATTATTAGCCTCGCGGTAATCTCCAAAGCTGAAATCCTGCTTATCATTTTCGATTTGCTTGAATTCAATGTCAGCTTCTGTACCAACCTTTGAGGTCAATGGCACGTAAATAGTTCTGTGATGCTTACCACGCAATCCTGATTCGAAGAATTCTAAAAGTCTTTGTAGGGAAGTAGGTGAAAGTGATCCACCCTTAACAATAATCGCGTGCCTTGGAACTGCCTTGTTTTCGAAATACTCAAGGTTATACCTAGAAGCAAACTCATTACCAGCAAGGTTATTCTTGGCTGAAATAATATCCGGCACACCGTAGTAGTTGCTATCCGGATCATACTTCCTGAAATGAATGATCTCATTAGGATTAGGATCAGTAGTTACCGGATTAGGATTTGTATCACCATAGTTACGGAAATATACAATATCTCTGCCAAGCATCTGAATAAATCCGTCACGCTGGCGGCGAATTCTTACTTCCTTGGCGGGAATGTGACCTATATATCCAATTTGACCACTACTGGTTCTACCTATTTCAAGATATCCATTACCAGTACATTCATAATCAATACCGACCTTGTTCATTATTTCTTCCCAAGTGTCAATATTATTTACATCCTCAAGCCATTGAGTCATGTCTATTCTCAGCTTGGCAATATGTGTCTCAAGACGCTTCATTCCATCTTGGGTTCTTGTACTATCACGCTTAAGCTTTGCCTGTGGAGTTTCTACCCAATCCCAGCCTAGGCCAAATACACTAGCAACCTTTGCATTAACTGCCGCACGGTGCGCGGGGGAAATATCATAAAGCTTTGCTAAATAAGTAATGTTGTGGGGTGGAGTGACACATTCCAGATAGCTATATCCATAGAAACTTTCATCAGCGATCTGCTTTGATTCAGTTCCATCCTTACCTCTATAACCGGTAGAAACATTGCTGTTTAATGCACGCCTTAATTTTCTATTAACGCCATTAAGCTTCTTAAGCTCTTCGCCCTTTATATTAAATGGATCTTCATTAACAATTTCGGCCTTCACCAATCTAGGAAGCTGAACATCATCAACGAAATCGCCTTCATTTTCGTCGTCACTTACCACAGTTACAGTCATTTAATACTATCCTTGTAGTTACCAATATCGTATGGATCAGGAGTTAATCCTGATAGGAATCTATCACGCTGATATTCCCATTCTTCTTGGTTGATCTTTCTAGCACCTTCAACAAATTCAGCGCTTCCTTCGTAGCCCATATTGCGAGCCACCTGGCCTATTTTTGTAATTGCTTGTAGATCTCCACGCATTGCTTGAATGGAAAGTACGTTAAATTCTTCATCCATGAGATATTCGCCATTTGGCAATGCCCAAACATAAACGCCCAAATTTGTTTCGGACACTCTTTTTATACTCATACAGTGAGTATACCATTTTAAATGAAAAAGGGTCAAATAATGACCATGGCTATACCATTTTACCGAGTTTTAGTTTCCACCAGAGCCAACAATGGACCAAACAGGGCTATAAACAGACACAGCCTGACCATCATCAAAAGCTCCTTCTGCTACTGTGACAGGAGCTTCGCTCACGCTTAAAGTATCTGCACCAATAACCACGTTGTACAATTCTTGAATTTCCCCAGTTGTTAATACAGTTAGGTAGGCCGCTAATACCATGTAATCTACATCGGCTTGGTCTTCATTTAAAGTAAATGTTCCAGCGGTACTTCCAGACTTGGTAATAACCAAGTGATTCCATTGACCCATTCGAACATCGGTTAAATCTACAACGCTAACTCCATTAAGCCATAATGAATATCCTGTTTGAGCAGATAGGGAAATGCTACCGTCAGGACTAGAGAATATTACTCCATCCTCTCTTGGCTTAAATACTATTTCAATAGACCTAGGTTTATCCCCGGCAGCGTTATCTGCAAGCCAAGTACCATCAAAACTCGCCCCATCCATTCTGACACCTTCAGGACAGTTGACTATTGATGTTTCAAATGATTCTGGAAAAACAGGTGTGCCACTTGCTATGAGAAAAGCAGGAGTTTGTGAAAAGATATTTGCGGAAACAATTGTCTCTATAGTTATTTCAAAATTATCTGGTCTATCTTTTGGAACACTAAAACTAACAACATTCTGATTTGATATAAAGCTCAATACAAGAAGCTTGGTGAATTCAAGCACCTCAACACCATTTACATCATATTTAACAGTAAGAGAATCATTATTTGTTTTTATAACAAGGTAGAAGTTTTCACTACTCACTGGAGGAAGTTGATACCCGGCAATCCAGGTCTCATTTGTCCAGTCATAAATGAAATCAGACATAGTAAGCTTTACTTTTTGGGCAGAATCATATGAAGTGAAATTGGTGCTGGCTCCATCTAGAATTGCTTGAGCATAAGCGGTATGACCTGAACCTGGATCATTAATTGCATCATCCTTACTTGCAATCTTGGTTGTGTATGTTCCTAGCCCATCAAGTAAAAAGTAATATCCTGCCGCAAAATTTGCACCAATTACTGTTTCGCTCGCTGATTCATCCAAGTCACCTGTCAAAAGAATTGCATCGGAATTGCCATTCACGGTCAAGAGTGCCTGATTTGTTCCTATATTGATTAGGACATGAAGCTTCTTATGCCAATCTGCAATCTTCACAAAGGCCACAAATGCGGAAGGATTTCCTTCATTCTCAAAATTTAAACGAAGCCCAATTCCTTGATCGGACATAAATACTGAGTTTCCATTGTCGGAAACCAAAATACCTGTCTCCTGAGTTGGCTTTTCAGCGTACATGATAAATTCAGTAGTGATGCCATTCTGAAAAAATGCATTGCCATCTACAGTTACACCTTCGGTATCTGTGACTCTGAATGATGTTTCGTGACCATAGATAATTGGCTGGCCAGATGCACTTAGGGTATTTGAAGACAAGGTATACAATGCAGTCCCTGATTGATCGGTAATAGTTGGTGAAGCCAAATACAATTGTGGCTTGCTTGAAAATGCTAATTGGTCATATTTACTCATGTACGCGGCTTCCAATATGCAACACCATTAAGCTGTCCAGCCTGTCCCACCGCTTGTTCAGTAGGGTTACTACCAGCAAGGTTATTTCCTACACCGGTCCATGGTGTGGCACTCGTAATATTCCATTGCGCTGATGGAACTGGTCCAAATGGTGCTGGCTTTGTTAATCTAGTTGTTTCATATCCAAATGTTACAACATTTGTTGAAGTATAGGTTATTTTGCAAAGAGACTCGTTTTGAGCCATCCATCTGAATATTTGAACATCCTTTTTCAAGGTTCCGTTGTAATAATTATTTGCTGTGCTAAGGCCAGTTCTACGGTAATTAATTTTGTCCGATGCTGGATAGATAAACAGCCACTCATGAATTGTTGCATCGGCATTAGTGGTTGCTAAGCTACAACGAATTAACCCCAGCCATGACCCACAAAGTGGTAGGGTTATAAGAGCTGTTCTAGTAGTACCTGGTTGAAGTTGAATTGTTTCAGCAGACATTTATTACCTCGGTAGCCAATAATAAACACCCATGGCATTTCTTGTGCCATCCGGAATTAGCTTTTCAGATGGATTATTAAGAGCAAGATTTGTAACCCATGGCTTTGCATCGGCTGCTTTGTTCCACTGCAAAATTGGAGGGGAAACCAACGGATTGATGTATCCACCATTCAAAGTCTCATAAATTACAGAAATAGGATACGTTGAAGTATAGGTTAATTTAAGCAAGGACTCAGCCGCTGATGCCCACCAACCAATCTCCTGGTTTGGTTTTACGACATTGTTATACCTATTATTGGCCGGTGGACCAACTCTACGATATCTGATCTTTGTGTCATTCTGAGATACATCAATAAAGATGAACTCGTGCATTGTAAAGTTTGCGGTATGTGAGCTTAGACGTACTCTGGTTAGACCATGCCAAGTTCCATTCATTGGAAGGGCAATTATCTCTGTATGCTCTGTACCGGGAGGAAGTTGGATTGTACGTGCAGTCATAGTACACAGTATAGCATTAAATTAGCGCCTTCTCACAAAAGTAATATAGTAAGTTACGCCATCATGTTTAAAATATGAGAGGTCAATGTCTACTGGAATCTCGTTTCCAAACTTATCATTGATATAAGGATCAAGGCCATGCCTATCAAATTTCTTTTGTGGATTTGCCTTAAATTCTTTTTCAAACCAACGATGTTCTCTACGATTTCGTCTAGGAAGAACTAGATCAATTCTTCTACCAATTAGATCTTCCGATTCAAATGATGTAATGGCACAAAATTCTCTATTAACCATGAAAAATCGCATTTTGTCGTCAAACAACGCTATTCCATCTGGAGATTCATCAAAAAGAAATTGCCATAATTCTGCTTTAAGAATCAATGATTCAATCCTTTCGGAAAGTTCTTCTACTTTGTCAAAAAGTACCATTATATCTTCATTATACATTATTTAATTGGAAAAGGATGGCAAAAGCCATCCTTCCCATCAACGAATCTTTCCTTCAACACAAATAGAATATGGAGCGTTTGAAATAATTTGAACGCTATATTGATCTGTGCCATCTGGTGCCTGAATATTTACCTTGTTCTGGTTTTGTGGAATATTCTTGAACCACTGACCGAATAGACCCTTGCCTGCGTTATCAACACATTCAACCCATACCTCTTCGATAGAGCCCCATGCGCACTTTATTGTAAGCCAACTGGTTTGGTAAATAGTACCGAACCTTGAATTTGTTGGAACAACAAAGGTGTGTCTACGGAACTTTGGATCTTCACCAGCCGCCTTATCATAAGTTGGCTCATAGCTTGCGGTTGTTAATGCCATGTCATCCTCCTTTTTTACGATCGGTACATTCAGTGAATTTCTTGCATCCGATCTTAATTTATTTAGATCAATTGTTCTTCCTGGTGCGTAACCAGGGTCCCACTTACCAGTTATACTAGTTTCTGCGTGACCTTTTGCTCTGTTGATATCTCCATATCCAAAAACATCAGTACAAATCTTTGCAAGTATACAAGCAGTACGATACTGTGCTGCTGTCATAGGTTGGTCACCAGGATAGATAATTTCATGCCCCCACATTAGCTTATTGAACAAGCTTGTTTTTGGTAGTGGGGCGGTGTTATATCCACCTGAAGCTCCCGCGTGGTTTGCTGGATTAGCTGCTATTAGCCCAACTGATCCATCAGCCCAACCACAAGTATTACAAAGAGGACCGGATAAATCTGGACGACCATTGATAAGTACTGGAAGATTTGAATTTGAAAAGCCTGTTGCGGTGTGGTGCCAACTAAAACCTTGATAAGCAGATGTCTGACCATTTCCTCTAGTCTGCCATCCTGATTGCTCATGAACGGTAATGCCAGCAGCACGCAAACGAAGCATAACCTCAGTTGCTCTTGCTACGCTCATTCTATATCCTCCAAAATTGACTTAACTGTAAGAGGATTATTTCTAATATCATCCTCTGGATCAAAGTCATCCCTAAGATATGGAGCAACAGGGTCTGCATCTAAGTAACCGCGAACGAAAGTTCCGCGAACTTTATCTGATTCACGAATACCTGGTTCAGTTCTTATCACGACATCGTCGGCGTGGGTAGTAGGATCATCATCTTCGTCAGCAACAGAAGAAAGATGTTCTCTTACATGCTTAATTGTTAATTCTAATATTCCAGGATCTGCATCTTCTGGAACAAATTGGTAATATGCAACCATGTTCAACCTCCACTCTTTAGCGTATCAAAATTCACGCTAAATAGCAAAGACCGGGTACCGTCGTGAATGAGGTACCCGGTCTAGCATCCTAAGGAAGCAGCACGAATGGCGATCCTGAATTGCATTCCTTTACCGTAAACCACAGGCAACCATGCCTGATACGTTTATTGTAATACTATTCTTTTACGATGTCAACTACTTCACAAGCCCCGGCGGAACAAGCAAGTGTTTGACTTCCTTCAGTATTATCTTCAACTTCATAATGTGAAAGCAATGACCAATGAATTGTTTTTGGCATCTTAGAAAGCAATTCTTCGTATTCTTCCTTGCTTACTGCTTGGTATGGTGCCTGCTTATAAACATGGTCTGTACGCGGAAGGAAGCTAATTCCCGCTACGTCATCCCAATTCTTGTAAACCCAAGCTGCTACCTCAATCCATTCGTCTTCACCCACTGAAATAGTTACTGAAGGATTGTGCTCAGTCCAGTGGTTCCTATAGACTCTCCAAATTTCGAGATGCTCAAGAGCACTAAGATTTTCCTGAACAATAGCTCCTTCAGGTGCCTTTGTGGGATAGGAGAATACTGTTGTATCTCCCGGGCGCATTACGCATGGCTCATTTGGAATGCCACTATCCTTGAGGAATTGAGTAAGTGGATCATTATTTGAATTACGAACTGTACGAATATAGTATTCACTGTGCCATGGATGCATTCCAGAACTAGACTTCACAAGCTGGCTTACAGTTCCACTTGGCTTAACAGTAGTAATGGCAGCAGATGGATTTATTCCAAGCTCACGTGCATAGATAGCATTTGTGTTTATCGCAAACTCTCTTAATTCGTCAAGTGCATCAGCAAGTTTATCAAGACCTTCTGAACCGTTGAAGAACTTATTTCCAAACTGTCCAGTAAGACTAACACCAAGCAATCTTTCCTCTTCAGCATTTTCACGCCAAGACTTACGAAGATATTTAAAGTTTGTCAAGGTTGATTGGAAAGTACCAAGAATTGTAGCAATCTTAACCTTTTCCTTAATTGTGTCAACAGTGTCGCTTTCTTCAACAACAACCTCGGTAAGATTACAAAGTCCATTTGGTCTTAGTGCGATCTCGCCACAAGGATTTACTCCCTGTACCTTTGAAGAATCACGACGACCGGCTGAATCAATATGTTTACGAATAGAGTCGAGATTGAATATTCCTCTTTCACCTGACTTTGATTCAATGAGATTTGACCATTCCTGCAAGAAGGTCTCTACATCTGGTTTTGACTCGTAAATGGCTGAATTATTTGCTAGAGCACGCTGACCCTGTGCAGTCCACCATTCACCTGACTTTGCCTTGGCAAGTTTGGTGTCACCTAGATCAGACAAAGAAATCAAGGCTGCTCTACGAACGCCACCTACAACTACAATTTCTGCAATCTTGCAAATAAGGTCGTGGCATTCCATGGTGGTAAGTTTACGACCTGCCGCGTTCTTAAATGTTCGAATGAAGAATTCGAACACTTCACGAAGTGGCTCTGGACCACTGGCACGACCACCAAAAGTTTTTAACCTGGCACCCTTTGGACGAACCTTAGATGTGTCGATATTTGGAATCTGTCCAGAATAGAGCATGGCTACTAGCTCTTTAAGAGCCTTTGACCAACCAAGCTTTGAATCAGCAACAATAATTGTTGTATCTGTGTCATGGAATGTATCGTCCACAACTGGAAGCTTATTTACGTTTTCCTGAGTAACACTGAATCCAAGACCAGTACCATTCATAAGAACATAAAGTGCTTCGTCAAAAGCGCGGGGAGAATCAACGGCAATGAAGCTACAGTTATAGCCTGCTAGATTCTCTCTTTCCAATGCTGGACCCGCAGTCATAAGCGCGCGCATTGAAGGCATTACTTTGTGGTTTAGAATGGCATCACGGATTTCCTCCGCAAGTGTACCTTCAATATTAAAATCAAAGTTCTTTGCAAGGTGGCCCTGCATAAACTCTACATACCTATCTACCGTTTCAGCCCAGGTTTCACGACGGCCCTTTTCTTCATCCCAACGGGCATAACGTGAAACAGCGATGAAGCTACGGTAGGGATCAATAATCTGACCCCCTTCATCTACTATCAATACAAAAACTCCTTTTAAATTATTTTAGTTGCATAAGCAGTGAGGGTTGGTGACCAGACCAGCTATCGCCAGAGTCAGTCAAAACAACCGGTACCTGTTGATACCCGAGGTCAATGACCTCTTGGAAATTACTATCGTCTTCTTCGATGTTACGAACATTGTATTCAACGCCTAGCTCATCGAGAAATTCCTTGGTTCTGTCACAGAATGGACAGCTGTTTTTGGTGTATACGGTAACCATAAATTTCCTCTATAAATCCTAAAAACTCTTCTTCGGGCAATGCCCACTTCATTACGTTCACTGTCTTATGGACAAATTGAACATTTCCCAAATAGTAACCCTCATTTGAGTCAATCCTATCAAGACTTGCTGTGCATTCTTCACCGGAGAGAGTAAGCTCACGGCCAGTATAGGAGCATTTTCCATCTTGGGCTTCCCAAAGCTTATCCAATTCATCAATAGTGATTTCACAGGTAATATTTCTCTTCCGCGCTCCGTGCTTGACGTTAGATAAGAATCGAGCGGTAACATATTTACCACCTTTGTAATAAATAGAGTCGCTGCCTTTGGCTACGTTCTTCCTCGCACAGAAAACACATCCTCCGATGTTTTTCTTTATTACATCGGAGGAAAGTGAATATTGCTTATTACATGAAATGCAAACAACTTGCCAGTAAGCTTTCTTGTTTTTGCTTGGAAGCTTACAAAGAACATTGAATCCACCATGCACCGTTCCAACTAGATTTAGTGACATGATCTCAATAGTATAGCACTTCTTGTGTTAGAAAAATGCATTTATGAAGTTGTTACATTCAATGTATTTAGTGCCTGACCTGTGAGTTTGTTCCAATCGTAAACAGAATGAACTTCAAAAGCCTGCTTGTAATATTGGTCATGCAATTCATCAATATTATCCAGACAGTAACGTAATTTATCTACAAGTTCGTCTTCATCAGGCAATAGTACATTTCCCGGATGCTCTTCTTGCCACGGAGATTTAATGTATGATGAGCTGACACCAAGGTCACCAAGGAAATCCTTGTATTCTGCCCATTCAGCGGTGCAAATGGTGGGGGTTCCTACGGCAAGAGACTGCAAAGGAATCAATCCAAAACCTTCTCCATATGAAGGATAGACTGAGAAGTCACACTGCTGGTAGACACGAACTAGATCATCTTGTTCGAGATCCGCCGCGAATATTTTAACGTTGTTTCCTAAGTCGCCAACAATTGATCCATTGACATAATTTCTTACACGGACATGGTCCTTGGTCTTCAAATAAAGACACACGTCATCGCGATTGCCGAAAGCTTTTTTAAATGCATTGTAAGCTAGCTGACCGCCTTTTCGAGAAGCTGGTTCACCATGGTGTAGGAATTTAACAACACTTCCTGTACGCTTTCGCTTAGGCTTCCACTCAGAACCAATTCCGTGCGGGTAGACGTGACTAACCTTGAATCCCAGGTTTTCCCACATTTCCTTGACCCAAGTGCTGGTGGCCCACAGTTCATCACATTCTTGTAACGGCTCTAGCCAATCTTTTGGAATTGCTGTAGACTCCCAAGGTATAAGAGCAATATTATGTTGCTCTCGGCGAATAACATCTCCAAAATAGGATGGTTGGCAGAAGTTTAATTGAACTTGCTCGTCTGGTTCATTGAATTGGACCTTCCACCCATTATTTTGCATCGATGTTACAATATTAAATGCCGCTTCGGAATATCCGTGCCTTCTGGTAAGATTTCCTTCAGCAGTATAGAATGATATTGAATTCATGCCAGTATATTACCATGCTTGACACTTTGTGTGAACATGCTATACTGGATTCAAAGGGTTTCCTGCCAGTTACCTTAGCTCCCCAGTAAGAAAATCATAGTTTTCCCCGGTGGATCGAGGGCAGGAAGATCCACCGGGGATTCTTTTATTTCCGGACCTTTATCTGCCGTTTAAATGATACGGAACCTGCCCCAGGGGAAAAGATAAAGGTGTTAGGGTAAGCCAGCGACTTATGCCAAGACTGGCGGGGCGATAGAGCTACTAATGGTGTTCCTGTCCTATTAGTAGTGTGGTGATTTTTCCCCATCTTTCCTACCCCTCTATCGTCTATAGGCATAAATAAAGTGGAAAGACCAGTCGACTATAGGTCAAAAACAGACTGGACTATAGGTACATGATCGTGTGACTCAGAGGACATGTACGTGGCAGGAACGAAAAACCCGGAGCTAAGACATATTAATCAACAACTTCTTATCTTTTATATTGTTGATGTCTTCAGGCACGATAGGGGGGATATAGATATATCTAAAATTGAAATTAAATTGACTGTGTTAATTTAAGGAGAGATATAGATGTCAAAGAAATGTCCAAAATGTCAGCAGGTAAAAGACCGTACTGCCTTTCCTAAAGGTGGAGCTAATTGCAATGCTTGTAATAATGCAAGAAATAGAAAGGATTACAAGGAAAATCCACATGCTGCTCAAATGTCCAGAGACCGAGTACGGAAGTTTCGACAAAGGAAGAAAGATAATGGATAAAGAATTCAAATTAACAATTCCGAAGGATGACTTCCTTAAAATAGTATCCCTATTAGATGAATTCGGAGAACTATGTAAGGAAAAAGGTGTAAAGTTTAATAAATACACCGAAGAGGAATTACTACAAATCCTCTATTTATATAGAAATTACAAAACTGGTGATCTTCCACCATTCTGAAAAGAGCTTAAATAGATGTATATTGATGACTTAATAGAAAAATTGCAGGCTCAGCGCGATCGGCACGGAAATGTCAAGGTATATATTTATACTGATGAATGCGATACCATGCTGAGAGTGGATGCAGTGACCTATGATGTATTTTGTCCTGAATGCGGAACAATTTACTGCGAATTAACTGCCGAGTCTGCTCCCGAAAGTTACTGGAATGATCATCCATGCTGTTCTTGACAACAATCTTGATCGATGCTAACGTCCAGTTATGATAACGTTCGAGCAGGTTTTAGAATATAATGATTGGGCTCGTCGTGGTTACCTTGAGCCTATTAATTGTCCAATTCACGCAAATCTTGACCTAATTCCCGATGCGGACAAAGATGGATTGATCCTCGTCTGCGGTTTATGTGATTATATAAAACATATAGGCGCACAAGGCGAGAAGGATATTCTTTCCAAGATTCGAATGGCTAAATTCTTATTTACCCAGGAGGCATAATGGAAATGAGCGAGGAAGATAAAAAGCTAGGTTGGTGGACCATGTCCGGACGAGCATTCCTTGATGCTCTTTACCGCGTCCGCGACGGAGAAGACCCAGATATGGTGTACATAGAAATGTACACAAATAGTGATATTGAAAAACCGGAGGATGCAGATGGCTGAATACTTTGGCATTGACGTCCGTGAAGAGTATGAGGGCCAGGTCAAGGATTTCCTAGAGATAACAGATCCCTATTACCACAAGGCTATTGTTATGGGAGTTCATCTACTTAGTCAGGACCAGGATGAGCCCGTCCAGGATCATTATTTTACTGCTATTTATGCGACGGTAATGGAAATGGAAAAGATAATCGATCATGTTCGTGAGCAGTATAAAGATCATAGTGTTAAAAAGGATTATTCCTGCTATTCAGAAAAGAGTAAGTAAATGGGTTGGGGCAGTGCAGTTGACATCTTTGATGAAGTTGTTAAGCATACCAAGGCTATGCTAGAAGAAATCAAAAATGATTACTCTGATCACATCTCCGTTCACGAAATGCTTGTCAAGGTTGCCGAACCACTTGCGCGTGAGCTTGAAGATGGTGATTGGGATACTCAACAAGAATCTATTTTCTTTGAAGAACTTAAATGGGAAGTATTTCCTGAAATTGCAGCAGATATAGAAGAGGAAAAGCGACTTTACGGTGACTGAAGATACAAAATATGTTTTGAATAAAGGCTATGCTCGCTTAGTTGATCACATGGGCAGTGATGTGACTATTATCAACGCCGCCCGTGTTTCCTTCGATAAGGAAACAGACTTCCAGGAAGACGGAACGCTTGCAGAAAAAGATTATCGTCTCATGCGATTCCTTATTCGTAATAAGGAAATGTCGGTATTTAGACATGCTACTGTTCAATTTGAACTTTACATGCCTTTGATGACAGCCCGCCAATTTTGGAAGTATGTTGTTGGTGCTGCTCATATTGATGATGGAGTTTGTCTTAATGAATCCAGTCGTCGCTATATAACTGAAGTTCCAACATTTTATGTGCCAACTGAAGATGAATGGCGTACCGCACCAGAAGATAAAAAGCAGGGTTCAGGAGATGCATTCCCACCCGAAATTGGCGAAGAGGCAACAGATCAGCTAAACGAGCTTATTGCTCACAGTGAAAGGCTATATAACTATTGGGTTGATCGTGGAATGGCTCCAGAACAGGCTAGGCTTTTCCTACCGGCATATGGCATGTATGTACGCATGCGTACTACAATGTCAATGGCAGCTTTCATTCATTTCCTTGAAGAACGTCTTGGACATCGTGCTCAGTATGAAATTTGGGTCTATGCCAAGGCAATGAAAGATGTTGTAGAGCCTCATTTTCCTGATGTATTTGATGCGCTTAAGAATGAGAATGTACTCTGATGCTTAAAGTTTATAGAGATAAGGATCGTTGTCTCTGGATAGAGTTACGAGAAGGTTACGTTACCTATATCGGACATACATCTGAGGATGTAAAGATCACTGAAGGAAGTACCGGCTTACGGTATATTCTGGCCGCAAATGAATGGTCATTTGAAGAGGCTAATGCAACATACGACCTTTGGGAGTTGTCATGAGTAATGCAGCTAAAGAAGCAGTTCTTAAAGAAATTATCAGTCTTCGTAGAAAAATTACAAGACTTGAACAGGATCGTGATATGTATCGTCGTATGACAGATAATCTAGATGCGTCAATTGGCATTCACAATGAGGATCTTTTTGATCTACTCGCGGCATTTGAAAAACTTGGAGGTTCACCAGATGAAACAATTCCAAGTTGATGTTTATATCAACGGGAATTTTTACGATACGTTTTGGAAGCATGCTGTTGATCAAGACGCCGCCGAAGAAGAAGTAGGCAATGAGCTTCAAATTGAATTTGAAACTGAGGAAATTTAATGTCTGAACTATACGAAGAAGCAGATGAGCCTACGGTAGAAAATCTGCTTAAGGTTCAGATAACACAATTGCAGCGTCTTTATGATGTAGCGCTTGCAATTCTTGATTCGCTTGATGCTGAAAAAGCGGATCAGTTGATGGAACTACACTCTGAATTTGGTATTGTTGGACCACCACCATTTATTGAAGTAGAACCAACAGAATAATTAAGGGTGTATTAAAATTGATTCAGAGGTGAATCATGGTATATCCGGAAGATCAATGGTTTGTTGATGCTGATGGATACCGCTGGTTTTGGGATGAAGAGCATAATGGATACACATTATATGCACATGAAGAAATGTCCTGCTATGTCGGACTCCCAAAACTATCGGTAGAAAAAACATACGGCACACTACAACCAGTTACTCAACCAGCTTTCCTACGTAAGAAAAAGGATTAAAATGAAATACTGGTACGACACCGAATTCGATGAAAACGGTGAACGCATTATTCCAATCAGCTTTGGCGCTGTTGCCGAGGATGGTAGAGAGCTTTATGTGATCAATAAGGATTACATTAAAGCTTACAGGCAAGATAAGCCTTATCTGTGGAAGAGTAAGCACAGGGCTTTACCAAATCAGTTTGTAATCGACAACGTATTGGATAAAATTCCAGATGAAGACGTCGAAGAATACGGCCTGCCTCACAATGAATGGGCTCGCAAGCTTTATAGCTTTTTCACCAATGATTTCACCGTTCATAATATTGAGCTTTGGGGTCATTTTGCTGCTTATGATCACATTGTTTATTGCCAATCATTTGGTAGAATGATTGATCTCCCTGCACCGATGCCCATGTACACAAATGACGACATGACAATTCGCGGTGATCAGCAAAAACCACCTCGCCCACTAGATCTTCCTGAGCACCATGCACTAGCTGATGCTAAATATCAGAAATTCCAGTGGGAAACATGGAAGGAGGGAAATGCCAAACATTAAACGCGAAATTCTAGATAACCTACGAGTTATATTTCAAGCTCATGGCCTTGATAGTGTTGAAGGAACTTATGATTATCCAACTGGAGAACTAACATTTAACTTCTCTGATGGTGATGTCAAGACAAAGCCATTTACATATAAAGGTGATGGTCAAGGTTCATACAGTGAATCAGGATTCAAGGTTCTGCTTTCTGAAGTAGGCGGACAGATTATAAAGGAATATAACACCAAGTATCTTCCAGATGCTCTGGAAGAATTTATGGCGGAGGTAACGGAATGAAATGGAATATCCCAGAACACTGGGTCGAAATTGTAAATTTGACGATAGTAGCTATTCTATTTGTTGGAACATTTTATGGCTTCGGCATATTGTCGGTCATGGGATATTTCATTTACGTTTTAAGCTTCTATGAAGACATGCCGGAAAATGAATCCGTAGTGTTACATTGACATTACCAATAGCGGTTGTTATGATGATCTGATCAGGAGGTGACAACCAATGGTAAAAGATATACACCTCGATGGATCTGAGATAAAAAACAACATCGAGCTGAAAGAATATCTTGAAAAGCTCCGCTCAGTCTGCTACGAACTTTACATTGAAACAATGTGGACAGCAGATATTTTGCAGGGAAGACTTTCAAGAATAAAGGGTGTTACTAATCGAGTAAGAGCGCGCATCGTAGCGGGTACGCTCAAGGCTGTAGGTGAAGCTTTTAAGCTTGCGGGCAAAAACTCTGCCAAGACTTGGACCGAATTTGAAAAACACTTCGGTGAAGAACTGGCTAAGGCTCCAAGCGCAAAGCGCGTGCGAAAAGATCCTTTCGAGATTAAGTAATGGCCAGTAAGAAAAAGATTCTAGACCAGACCACCAACAACAATACAATGATATTGCTACAGCCATATCTAGTTATGTTGTTGGTGTTCTTCTTTGCTGTCCTTTTTGCGATAGTAACCCATTTCTATGACTACCGAATACCAATCATAATTGGTCTTTCGGTGATGACTTGCGGATTGGGTGTGTTCACCTGGACAGCTTCTAGATCTAGGAATGACTTTGGCAGACAACACGCTGTATTAAGTATGCTTTCTGCTGGAGGATGGCTTGTGTCAAGCCTGATATTTGGTCTTTTCACCCCGCCAATCCTCCTTATTTGGTTGATGGGTGGTTTAACATTGGGTTTGAGCTGGAATATTCGTTCAGCGATAAAGACAAACGAAAGAACTTCTCCAATTGAAAACTTCTTTGAAGAAATCAATATGCCTGGAACCAAATGGCGTGTTACAAAGAAGACTTCAGATGTTATTGAAGGTGAAGTTTCACTTAAGCGCGGTTCTGGTACCGTGGATATGCTTCAAAAGGCTAAGGGAAAGCTTGCCAGTTTCTTCGGTGTGCCAGAAAACGGTATTCGCATTATGCCAAATACCGATAATGCATCAAAGGCAACAATGAAGATTGTCGCCAGAGATATGCTTAAAGAAAAGCGTGAGTATAAGTTCAGTTTGCCAGAAAGCGTTCTCACTGTAAATGATCCAATGGAAATTGGATGGTACGAAGATGGTAAGCCGGAAAGATTCAGTTTGCACAGTAAAGACCTAGGTGCCGCACATATGCTTGTGCAAGGTATGAATGGTTCTGGTAAGTCTGAAGCTGCAAAGGTTATCTTCGCTGAGTGTTTCAAGCGTGAAGAAATAGAAATTTGGGTGATTGACACCACCAAGGGATCACAGACTCTTGGACTATTGACTCCATATCTTGACTGGGTGATTGATGATGAACGTATTGCAGACTTGCTATTCAAGAAGTTCAAGAAAATCATCAAAGATCGTGCTGATTATTTAGGATCAAAACACTATGCAAAGTGGGAGCCGGGATGCGGCCTAACATTTGTTTATGTACACATTGAAGAGGCATCAGGTCTTATCGCTAACAACCCAGCATTTATTAAGATGATGGAAACTGCTCGTTCTGTTGGTGTTCAGATTACAGCTTCATTGCAGCGTGCTAGCTATGTTGCTATTGATACTGCCGCCCGTGCTCAGTTCTCTGCTGTTCTTTGTTTTGGTGTTCAGACAATCGAAGACGCTATGTTTGCCTTGCCGGATGAGGTAATAGACGCTGGTGCCAATCCATCTATTTGGAAGAATCGTAAGCAAGGATATAACTATCTAGCACACCCAACAGCAGATGATGAATATTGGATTACTCCCGCACGTACTTTCCTGATCTCAAATGAAGAGCTTATTGAGGCCGGAGAGAATAGGGTTGACCACAAACTAGACCCTGTTACAATGAAGGCCGTGGGGGATCTATATCATGCCACCTTGGATGATGATCCTGACAATGATGAGGAAGAGCTAGAAGAGATCTTCCCTGAGCAGGAGCGAGAAGAATTGGAAGAAGAACTAAATAAGGAACTTGTATCTCAGTATGGAGATAATGTCCTTGATTTTGATGTTAAGGAGCCAATGCCACCAGAAGAGGCTAGGCAGGTTCTGGAAGACAAATTACAGGATCTTAAGGATTCTGGCGTGCATGAATTTACCGCACCTGAACTTGGTGAGGTATTGGTAGCCACTGGACGTTCACGTGCATGGTTGCGTAAGATTCTTGAAAAGAAAGTCGCGGATAGCGAGCTAGATAAAGAAGATTTCACCTACCGATTTATGTGAGGGTAAATGTACACCGAAGAACACGAAGATTATTTCAAGCCACATGATGAAGTTCAGTGGGTGACAAAGATCCAGCATAGCAGTGGAGCCGTAAGTTATTTAAAGCGTGATAGTAAGGAAGACTGCTTAGAGGATCTATCTGACTTTGCTCCCGGGCGAGTTAAAGTAATCGCTCGGGTAGTAAGGTATTTTGATTGGGAAGTACACGATTCGAATTGAGTAGAGTTTCTAGAGTCATTGTGCAATTTGTTAGGGAGCGTCGTGCACAAATTGAAAAGTGGGGAAACCAATCACATCCCGATGGAACAGGCTTACTCGGAGATAAAGAGCGGGCAGAACATGCTAAAGCAACTTGTCAAGGATTGGCTGCCCACGGTAAAGTCTCCTGGCGAGATATTCTATTTGAAGAAGTTGCAGAAGCGTTCGCGGAAAAAGACGTCGATGCTTTGCGAATTGAGCTTCGACAAGTTGGAGCAGTAGCAGCGGCCTGGATTGAGGATATCGAAGAACGCATGCTTGAACTAATTGATGACAAGGTTTCAGAATGGCATGAGCGTGAAGACATCGATATTCCGCTCCATGAATACCTAGGTATGTCTATCCATGAATACAATAATTGGGTCAGAGATGCTGTAATTCCAGACAATTATCATCTGTAACCCCTCTTGTAACCCCTTGATACCCCTGTTACACTAGTCTGTAACAGGGGTATTTTGGCTTGTAACCTAGCCTGTAACCCCTGTTGTTACCCCTTTGTAACCCTAGAAAAAATATATGTTTTCCAGGAAAAAGAGAGGGGGTTACAATGATCTTGAAACGATGTTAGAATCGATGAAAGCTGTACGACTGACGCCTACGCGCGTGCGCGCGCACGTTACGTACACATATACACGGAGGTGCGCACATGAGCGCGACATACCTAAATGGCGTGGGACAAGTATTTATGGGTAATAACGGAGACTGGAAAGCAGTCGGATATGTAGATGTAGAATTATATAAATCTGATTACTGGATTTCTGCAAATGGGTCGGTTTACCACAACGGCGTTAAATTAAAGCCAGTGGTTAATTCACACGGGTATTACTTCTATACCATCTATTTAAAGGATGGAAAGCAGAAGTCAATTCTTCCGCATATAGAAGTATGGAGAGCTTTTAAAGGCCAATATCCTATTGGTGGGATCAAGCATAAAGATGGTAATAAGCTGAACAACAATGTTGATAACTTGGTGGCATGTCATCCAGTTGAGGATTATATGAGACATCTCATTAACGGTATTAGCATCACTAAGATTGCTAAGCATTATGGAACATCTAAGAAAGATATTAGTAAATACGTAGCCATACGGCACCCTGGCGGTGTGCGAGCTATTCGTAAATTCTATCCTCTTAATAAGAGTCTGGATATTCAATGACCGAAGCAGAAGAATACATGGAATACGTTCAGGCGGCTAAAGAAAACCTAGATGCCGCAATAGAGATTCTAGAACGCCATGGATTGGAATATAACATCGAGTTAAAAAAGCGTTTGCTGTATATTGATATGACAGCCATGCGCTACAAACTTGAACAAAAGCAGGTATCATTAAGTGGATGGCTGAAAGGGGTGTTTGGTTTTGGAAAGTGAAGAAAAGCTAAAAATGGCGAAGGATAGCCTTAATAAGCTAGATGCCTTCTTGAAGTCAGATGAAGCATTAAAACTAAAGGGCCCAAATATCCAGATGCTGATTGACCAACGTTGGATTTTGGAAATTATTGTAGAGGCATTTGAAAGGGAGGTGTCAGAAAATAATGATTGATGCACTTATCAAGTGGCTTCTTAAGCTCAAGGTTACAAGCCTTGACAAGAAGATTCAGCTAGAAAAGGTTTATGGTGAAGCTAAGGTTCAGGCCGAAAAGCTTCGTAATGAACTAGAAGCAGCACTTAAGGCAATTCGCGAGAAGTCTCAGTGAACGAAAAGAAAAAGCGTTTAATTGCGACAACCCAGCATGAAATTGCGCAGGAGGTACGGGATACCATTATCACTTTTAGGCGGTATGGTATCCCGTATACCACCGAAACAACTCAGATCTTCTTCAAAAGAATGGAAGAGATCGTAGATATATGGATACAAGTAGAAAAGACAGATTTTGATGGTAGAGAATCAACACCGACTGATTAAGGGATATGCAGACCTAGATCAGGCAGATATTGATGCAATCAATGCAATTAAGGACCAGCTTTCACAGTTTGCAGATCTTTGGTTTAAGATTAGAGACAGTCGTGATGTGAACATGCGCTGGATGAATATCGCTAAAACACATCTTGAAGAGGGTGCAGCAGCTTTTGTTAAAGCGGTTGCCAAGGGAGAAAGTCCGTTCGACGAATGACACTTGAAGACTTTGTAGAAAAGCTAAAAGAACTAGAAGAAGATGAAAGCCCAGTAAACCTTATTTGGGATGGTGAAGGTTCAGACTTCACTATTGTTGATAGGGAAGAAGGGGCATGGGAAAGCCGTTGGGGTATTGGTAAGGAATACGTTCTACAGTTCCCGCCAGTTAAGCCACAATTGCTACCACGTTTCCTACGTGTAAGTTGGGAATCTGGTGCTACCGAAATGCAGGAAGATCACCCCGCTGGTACCGAATGGGTTGAGGTCTTTCCGCAAGAAAAGACAGTTACAGTCTATGTAACTAAAAAGCACGATGACAAGAAGATAGAAACAACCACTATCCCTTTGTTCTGATGTGCGATTGCAAATACTGACGTCAAATAAAAAGGAGGTGCAATATGGCGAACACCGACAAGGCTATTGAGAACGCAGAAAAGCACTTGGAATATTTGGTTCAGCAATTGGCAGAGGCAGATCGTACAAATGTGATTGCAGCGGCCGATGATGTACTAAAACTAGTCAAGGTAATTGAAGTCCTCAAGGGAGATAGAAATGCCTAAAAAGGGTAAAGCAACAACACCCATTTATAGAGATGTCGTGGCAACTACTACGGCAAGCTGGCCGAATGTAGATCCTGATTCTAAGAAGAAACCAAAAGGAAAGAAGCAAAAATGAGTAATAAGGAACGTGCTCTTGCACGACTTAAGTACCGAATTGAAGCCCTAGCAGATCGCTTTGATAAGGCGAGTGACAATGAAGCTACTGATGTGGCAAAGAAGATTAATATCTATGGACGCCTTGCCGAAGTCCTTCGCAATGAAATTGCAATTGAAAAGGCTGAAGAGAATAAGCCAGCACAGGATGCACCAAAGCCAGTAAATACATTTGGGGCTCCAGAGCCATATCCCGTTAGTTACGGTAGCTATGGCCACGGTCAATACGGAATTCGCGGTGGAGAAGACCTAAGTTGGTAAATATCGCAAAACAGCTTCTAGAAACTCAAATCAATAGACTAAAAAGACAAATTGAAGAACTGGATGCTGAATGCGAGCCCAATTCTATTTTGCTGGAATCACAAATAATTGGTCGCAAGGAAGCATACCTGGCTGAACTTGAGATGAAGCAAAAGGAATTTGACAATTGGGAGGAGTGAAAGGGGGACCTACGGGTCCCTTTTTTACAATGGAAGACATTAAAGAAGTAGCGAATAAAATTAAAGCTGCAAGGGCAGCGGTACAGCATTCCTTGGAAGTAATCAGAATTGGGGGCGAGGTGAATTCTGATACTTACCAATGGCTATGCGGTCAGAATAGGGCATTCGGACATGTCTTATTGTGGCTACAAGAAGCAGATTTAATAGAAAGTATTAACGATGACCATAAGCAGGCATGATTGCCAAGAACGCTATGATCGAATAAAAGTCTTATTGGATGCTATTTGTGATGAGATAGCTTCAATAGAGCATGACTGGCTACTTAGTAACGCATCAGAGATGCCGGGTCGACTAGCCACACTGTGGGATCTGAAAACCAGGTACAGCCTGGAAAAGATCCACATGGAATCTGAATTTAAGAATATACTTAAGGGAATTGAGAACGACTGATGTCTACAGTTGTATTTCGCGGGGGTCCCGCAGACGGAAGAGTCGAATTTAAAGAAGATGATCCATATACACTCATGTTTACTGGGTTTGTAAATGCTAATGAAGGCCCATTCTTTAAACCATCAGCCTATACGACAATAACTTGCGAATATAGACGAACCAATGAATTGAATAGTCGTGGAGAGCTTATTTACGATTTCATTCGGGAGTTCTGATGCGTGTAAGACGTAATGCAAGAGTAGTTGTACTAGTAGAACTTGACGATGGGGAAATTCGAGCCATTGACGGAAACGGCAATGTGGAAATAGAAAGTTTTCGCGAACCTGATCAATATTGGGAGATTGGTTATAATCCAGCTTTTGCGAATCCTTTGCAAACCAGAATCACTGTAGATATCGTAGGTAAGTGGACAATGTACGCGGGAGCTTATCCGAAAGAAACATCCGAGGAACTAGAGGAGCGTAAGCAAATTGAGCGATAAGAAATACGCCGGAATCTGGAAAAGGCAACTGTTAACCCGGGACGGAAAGCTGATTGTAGCTACTGCTGCTGAATGGTACCTGTTTGAAGGAAATGGATTTGATTTAGTAGAGGTGACTGTTGAGGTTACCGGACAGGTTGCCTTGAAAGCATGCCTAGAACTTGAACATGCTACACCCTATCCAAAGCTTATGATCTTTCAAGGTGGAGAATTGAATGGTGAAAATCTTCGCTTAGATGAAAATAAACAAATTCCATTACAGCACAGGCACTATCGTGCAGACGCCGGAATAACTGAAATTTATAGGTTGGATAGGTACACCGATTCAGATTACTTCTATGAAATAGATGAGGTTATTTACGATGAAAAATGAACGACTTATAGCCTGGCTGGAAAATGAAATAGCGATAGCAAGAAGACTTGCTCAGCATTATGAAAATGAACCTGATTCGCTATACAACTACGCTTTCTTTGAAGGACGCGAAGTAATGGCTCAGATGGTAATTGATAACCTAAGAAACGTACCAAAGGCAGGAGACAGGGTAGAAGACGGCGGCCAAATGGGAACATTGGTTAGATGCTACGAATGTAGCGGAGACGGCTTATTGCATAAGCCAGATCACATGCCAGAACCTATCGCACCGGAAGATACCGAGGAAACCAGTGACTGACTATCCAGGATTCAACGACAAGACAAAAATAGAAAGCGTCGAAGACGTAATAGAACTTATTGAGTACTTCGCGGGACAATTCGAAAAGGTATACGAGGATCAATTGTATAGCCTGGATACCAGGCGAGACGCCAAAATGGGTCACGCTACTTGCGACATGATTATCCAGCGCATTCAAAAACTATACGGAGTTTGATATGGGTATCGTAGCTTGCGGAAATTACAAGCATCCAAAAGGTGCGTGGCATAATGCCACACCATTAGCGCCAGGTTGGCGACTTATAGAGCGATACAAGCAGTACCGAAATAAAAAGAAATGGGGATGCAATTGTCATCGGAACCAATAGATTGCCGTAGTGAAGAAGGCATAACCATTGGCCTAATAGACGGAATCATCAGCATCGCGCGGGTTTTGGCAAAAAGAGATATACATGACCCAGCAGTAAAAGAAGCCCTAATGGATCTATGTATGGATGAAGACCTAAGTAAAATTATGAATGACGGATTTTGGTTTCTAGAACAGGAGCATCAAAAACCATGAATGAAGAAACACTAAAAGCATTTCGAGAATGGCTACAGGAACAGTCAGTCAAGGCGGATAGACAATATCTAGACGCTGAGGAAAACAGCCGGGAGGAAGAATATTATCTTGGTGCCAGTGACGCATTTGATGATGTCATTTATCAACTGGATCAGCTATGCCAGAAATGAACCTAGGCAATATGCCGCCACTTGAATTCATCGAATTCCTAGCAGCGGAACTAAAGCTTGATTATGACTTTTACATGACCAAGCTGGAAGATACACCAAGTTCAAACTCTGCATTTGATTACCTCAGTGGGTATACGGATTACTGTGAGGAAACCGGCGGGTTGGTAGAACGTTATTTAAAGGAATATAAGAGTGAGTAATTTCGGAGATAGTGAACTAAGTAATATAAGACAGAGCCTAGAAGAAATAGAAGGCTACGGTAAAAAGATGGAGATGCATCTAAGTAGTACAGCCCGTTCATGGATAGAGCTTGATGCAACCTTACAGGCAATCAATTTCAATTTGAGTGAATTGCAGAAGCTGAAGAAGCTTCAAGCTGGATTAGACCCACTTGTTCCTGTCAATGAGCAACTAGGTAAATAGTAACTTTTTATTCTAGACATTTTGAACAATATTTGTATTATGAGATGATGTACGTTCGCAAAAAATTTTTTCAATTTAATAGTGCGCACATAAACTAGAATAAGTATTAAGTGGGGGCCTTAAAAATCGCCAGGGGTTTTTGCATTTAGAATTGCAGGCCTATTAGCATTTTATTTTTGAAAAAGAATGCACCCCTCCCTTTGTTTAATTGAGAGGGGTCATTCCAAAACCATTGTTTGTTTTCTATTTAATCCTTAAGATTATGCATAGTAGTAGAACTAGGAATGCAGTGTGTTGTATTGTGTAGTAATAAAATGGCTAATTAAATAAATCGCCGGGTAGGAATGCAATCCCTATTGTCTATCCTATATAGGTATAGGGTATATATAGATACTAGTATTGTATATGGGTATATATCACATAGCACTAATAAAGCTAATACAACTACCCAATACAAAGAACAATACCAATGCAATGATAATAATAAATACCGCGCGGACAATAGCTACCCTATTCATACATAGAACTCCATTCATGCTTATTGCATAATACCCCGGATTATTAGCTATTTATTGTGTATAATGGAGAATAATGGCTTTTTATTGCGTTTATTGGCCGTGTTTTGTGCTTTTATTAATATCGGCAATAAACAATAACTATTCAGCCAATATAGCCTTTTCTTATATCCCCTATTGGTTATATGCCTATCCAATCATATATACCAACCACTATTCCCCATTCTACTGCTTATATAGCTTATTCAATACTTCTCTTAGTTCTTTATTGGCCTTATTGTCTTCTTCTATATCCCTAATCACACACCCCGCGAAATATACGGCTAGTACCAATAGCACTAATACAATAATGCCTAATACACAATAAACAAAGATCTCCATACCTTATTTCACCCCGCGCTTATTGTAGTATTCTAGGAAATCCTCAAAGCTAGCGTATTCATCCCTGTGTGCATCGTAGGCGTTAAGCTTGGCTATTGCCTGCTTATCATCCCGGTATTTGCTATACCACGCTATGCCTATATCCACTAGATCAAATATACGCTTAAGGCTTAAATAGCCTAATACAATAATCCCTATAATCTCCATTAGTCCACTTTATCCATACACACTAAGGTATAGGTAGTGAATCCACTAGGGAATGTACTAGTACCATGGTTACCGTTGATATTTACACACATTCCATTTACCCGCGCATATTCGACTTGGTTTAGGATTTGCATTTCATCCCAATTGGATTCAAACGACAACATAGCCCATATCTCGTCATTCATGGTCACCAGCATGTAGCTACGCTCCATAGTTCCTCCGTCTCAAACGCTCTCTAACAAGATCAAAACGGGGGTTGGGTCAACATACCCAACCCCCGCTAAAATCCCGCTACAGGGCTACTCAGCCGGTAATCCGGCCGTCCCTTTGCCACTGCTCCCAGGCAGTGAGGATATAGACGAAACCATCACCGTTCGCCTTGCGTTCATCCCGGTAAGCCTGCCAGGCAAGCGCAAACCGGGTTTTGTCGCTCTCCCGTGCCTTGCGCTCGATATCGTCAATGGGTGCGGGTTGTGCATCTAACCAACCCGTTGCCCATCGGTAAGCCGTTCCGAAATACTGATTTTCGTTCATATCAGTTTCGCTCCCCACGCTCAGCGGCGGCTACATGCTCCATAGCCTCATCCGGAGTCATACCACTTGCAATTGCCTCACTCATTGCCGCAACCATGCGACGCTTAGAAAGCAAACGCGCTTTCTGGGCTGCCTTTTCCTCGGGAGTCATCTCAGCCATTATTTCTCCTCAGATACGAAAAAAGCCGTCCCCGTAGGGACGGCCCTTTTCTCGTTTCAGTTACCCGGCTGGTCTTGAACCTTGCGGTACAGGTCCGGATTCTTTTTCTTAAGGTTTGCCATGATCCGGGCAGCGTCCCCAACACTCTTGGACTTTGCGATCTTTTTGTTGATCTGGTGAACCTTCTTAGACATTTCCTGCTCCCACTCTGTAGTTTTTTGCTTGCAAAGCAAGCTTAACGCCATACAGAGATCAATTCAAGCGTTCTGCCAAACTGTCCACTTTCTGTCAATCAGGCAAATTCGATAATGTCGTAATCATGTGTGGTCACAGTAACGTAAGCGCGAAAACCAACATCAATGACAAAGCCAAAAACGTCCGCAGACATTTGGATGACGTCAATCGCCGTACCGAAATAGACATGTGTTCTGTCCTCCCTATATCTGGCGACTACTTCTTTTCCCTTAAGGTTTGTCACTTCTTAGGGTCATCCTTACGCTTTGCCCGTTCGGTAGCGGAAAGGTTGTGTGTCATTGCCTCACCGCGCTTTTTCGCACCCTCAGCAGTGAGGTTAGACTTTCCTTCCATTTCCGTGTCATGAAAGGACTTGTTCTGCTTGTCACCCTTGTGACTTCCGCCGCGCATTCCCTTGCGACTTGGATTTTCCTTTGCCATACCTTTTCCTCTTTCGCTTAAATCTAGTTTCAATATGCCAGTCAAAATTGAGAGTGCAAGTGACAATCTTGTCGCCAAAATGCACAGACCAAAATCGCCCATTGCGTTCACATCGGGTAAATACATAGGTCTCACCGTCGACAATTATTTTATCGCCGGGTCTCAATTCATTTGATTTCATTAATCCTTCTTTGGGTCTTCCTTTTTAGGTTCGCCGTGTTTCTTTTTATCCTCATCTACAATTCGTTTTTCGACGACTTTCTTTTGCGCTCGCCTTTCGTTTCGGCGCATGTCGTCTGAATCGTATGGCGGCATTATTTCTTCTTTCCTATCGAGCATGTATTTGTATGCCCTTGAAATTGTCTACATTCGGGGCACACAATTAGTTTCTTTGGTTGATTTGGCCAATGCCTGCCTACGTGATTCTTCTTACTTGGCTTTGGCCTGTTCTTATCAGTCACTTAATGCGAACCCCCAATTTCGCAAGAAATAGAATAACCTGAGCCTTGAAAAACATGTATTCATATTCAATCAGCATCCGCCCACCTCCATTCCGTCCACAATCCAGCGCGGATCATGTGTACACGTTCAGTGCCACGCATACACACTAGCGCACCCTCATCACGACCACTACGGCCTACGCGCATTGATGTCAAGTTGTAAACCTTGAATTCGGTTTGATCCGGTCTGGTGACAATCAGCGTACGCATTAAATGTGCCTTTCATTTGCTCTCTAACGGACTCAACCCACCCTAGGGACCTCTCACACCCCTAGGGCAGATTCAATGCGTTACAGGCAAGCTCAACAGCGGGAAACCTTGATCCCACCACGCGGACCACGCTCAATCACACGGTCCGGGTAATCGAACGGGCATCCAATGTCTTCGTACTCTTTGGCAAGATCATACATGCTCTGATCATTGCCAGCGTAGTAAAGAGTCATCGAACAATCGTTATTGCCAACGTTATAGCAGTAGTTTTCATACCACATTCTAGCGTTGGACAACCGGGGAAAGAATCGTACCTCAAAACTAAAACTTCCCGGGATATTTTGCTGGATATAGCCAATCCAACGATCCGGCATTTTCAGTCTCCCTTGTAACTCGGGTGCCGACGCATACAAGCCTTGCGTTCAAGTTCTAGCACGCGTTCGGCAAAACGCTTTTCCTCAGCGCGGATGACGTACGCCCACATGCGGTTTAGCACGCGCTTGCGGTATTCGAATTTCTCCCAATACTCCGGATCATCGAATGCAATTTCGTGGTCGTAGTATTCCCCACTGTGTGCGTCGAAACCGAATTTGTGCGCCTCTTCAAAGGCAATACCCATATCCCTAAGACCATTTTCATATGCCAACCAATTGTACTTCTCACGGAAATACTGGCCAACAATGCAACGGTGAATCTTCTGGATATCGAAAGTGTCAGGATCAACCTTTTCCCACCAGGTAGAATCCTTGAACCACATTGCAACGGCACCCATCCAAACAGAATGAGCAAGCTTAGATTCAGGCATTGGTTTCCTCCGTGACGTTGAAAATGTCGGTGCAATCAAGGCCACCCAACCAAACACCCTCAGTGGGATAGCGGTTAGCGGCAGACTTACGCGGGGTGGAGAGCGGACCGAATCCCAGTTTGACACACTGAACACCCGGACGCTTGCCGATGATTTCGAGTGCGCGCTTTTCCACTTCCGAAGAATCGCACTCAATGTAAAAGGTGGGTAGCTCGATAACCTCACCCTTAGTCGGAACTACGTTAGCGTCAATTCGCCAGATAGCCATTTCTATTTCCTTATCGGTTGCTGTTCAAGATCTTGTAAGCACGGGCAGCCATTGCACGCGAACGATCCGAACGCGGAGCGAAACCATTCTCACGGTGCCGCGCGACGCGGTTGTCAACGCTACGCTTGACCGCAATACGCTTTTGCGTATCGGTGCACTCGCACTCGCCATTGACAATGAATTCGTCGCACTTTTCGCACTCGATAAGCGTCATAGCCATTTTTCGGATTCCTTAATCTATTTATTTCCTGGGCGGTTTACCCATAGGAAGGGTGCGGGGTTCTTTGTTGCTCTCAATACCCGCACCCAACCTACCAATACCCGCTCAGTTGCCCTCAGACAAGATCATCAGGCAACGTCGGTGTTCTCACCCTCGGCAGGCTCCGGAGTGGCCTTAGCGTCGCTCTCAGCCGCCGGAGCAACAGCAGCAACGCCAACCTTTTCACGACTGGTCACGGTAACGGTGACACCCTCACCGAACAGGTGCTCAAGATAAGCCTTGAAGCCCTCACCGGAGATACGGCCACGCGCACCCGCGTCACCAGTCTGGGAAAGGAACTCGCGAACGTCACCGATCGCGACAACCTTGGAAAACGGAACGGTGAACTTCTTGCCGTTCTTCTCGCCGGAACGCTTACCCTTAAGCTTCCACTCAGACTTACCGACGTTCCGGGCCTGAATGACGGTCTTGTATTCGGTACGGCCGTCGAAATAGTCGGTCGGAGTGATCTTGTCACCCTTCGCGACAATCGCCTGTGCGAGCTTCACAGCCGGGGGGCGACCCTGCTTGGCAGGAACAGGCACGCCGTACTCAGTCGCAACGGTACGGAACTCGGCAATGTTCTCGATCTTGACAGTCTTAGCCATTTTATTTCCTCTTTCTTGATTTCTATTTATTGGTTAGTTGGTTTGTTAGTCTTGCAATTCGGAACGGTCGTAAATCGAAACCAGGTGCTTTCCGGTCAGATAGCCCCAATCTTCAATAACGACCACCACGCCATCGGTGTGAATCATCGAACCATGCCAGGGATTCGGCAAATCCTTGACGTGATTCACAGAGAGGCTTTGCAAGAATTCGAAAGCCTCTTTCGTCCGCATAACCTGTGATATCATTTCATTTACTCTTTCTTGAATTCGACAATGAGAGCAGCGATGATGTTCTTTTGCCTAGGCGTAAGATCCATCCAATGCGTTTCCCCTGTGATCTCGGCATCTTCGTAATTGCTCGAAATGATTTTGATTTTCCAATCATCATCGATTCCGAGCTTATCGATTTGTGATTGACCGTAATTGAATTCAGCCATTGCGAACCTCAAAAAGAGTCTTGGAAAGCGCGTAGGACACTGCGGACTGGTGACGCGTGGTGGTAGCCGAGTAGGTGTGTTCCGGAACGATCCACGCGTTCGCGTCACGATCGAACCACGCAATCGGAGTGGAGTAGCTGAACACAACATAAGCCACGTGCGCCCAACGTGCGCGCAGCGTCCTTTTCCAGTCCTCTGGGAGCGATCCGAACGCGCCCCATGCATCGGGGCTCAAAACCTCCGGAGTACGTCCGTAGAACGTGTGTCCGGCGTTGTCGAACCACTCATCGGAAGTGATCCAGTGTGCCAAGTCGAAAACGTCCGTCCGGCCCTTACCGTGCTTGACGTACTTGTGCATTTCAGTTAATCCAATCGAATTCGGGAAGCGGGTAAAGGAAAATGAGTGTGTGATCCCGGTAGAACTTTTTGAAACCACACAGGAAGTTGTAAAGCACGAAAGCAACGCGTCCGTTTCCATCCTTGAAAGGGTGAACCCAAAGGAATTCGCGAATCAATTGCTTTGTGAGAACGATATCCCATGTAGTATTCGGATTGGTCAGGTACTCATTGACAATAGAGCACCAATTCTCAATCAAACGCGGAATGTCAGCATGTGGAGCGCTGCTCCCACCATTTTGGAAAGTAACCGGCGTGTGCCTGAATCCATTCGCATTCTTTTCAGGCTCAATACGCACACCCAAAAGTCGAATGAATTCCGAATCTATTTGGCCACCCTGCACATAATGTGCAATTGCGGCCCCAACACCCTGAATCAGGTAGCCGACCTCAATTGCTCCGGTTTGCTGCCTTTCGCATTCCTTTGCGCATTTGTAAGCCGCGCCGCTGGACAGATACATTTACTTTCCCATTCCCCGAATTTTCCGCCAACTGTTTTCCGGTTGCATAATCAGGTAATTGTCGGACATTCCCTGATTGCGTGCGTCAATCAATGCCGTGTAAAACGGAATGATCAAATCAATTTCCGACTGAACGCACCATGATCCGATGTGATCCCAAATCATTTCGGTGAGCTTCGGGTTAGCTGCACTGAATTCGTTCAGTTCCCGAACCACCGTAGGACTGTACATTTTTAGCCTCTCAGTTCGTCTCTAACGGGCTCAAGTAGCCTGCCGAACCTCTCACCCCCGGCAGGCACGTTCAACGCGTTAGGGAAGCTCTCAGACGGCCGAACGCTCCACCAGCGCACGACCGTTTCGGGCAATCGCGGCAACCTGGTAGGTGCCTGCCAGTCGGGACAGCTCGAAAGCCAACGTGTCGAAAGACTTCCCATCGCGGACGGCGTGACCATCAACAATGAGAACGAGCCCGGTTGACGCGCTCACTGCAATGTCCTGGGCGGTTGCCGTGACATCGGTGAATGCGGGAACATCCGCAACGTCATCATCCGAAATCCAGTCCGAGTGAACGAGTGTGAGCGTCGCCGGGTCCACATTCCGACGGTTGGACTTGGTACCGATCAAGTCCAACTCTCCCGCATCGGTGAACTTGACCGTGTACTCAACCTTGCCATTGCCGACGCGGACGATGTCACCGTTGTTGAACGACATTTCGTTTCTCCTATTAGTTATTGTGCTTTGGTTTTAATTAAAGTTCTTCGGAAAGAATCGAATCGAGTTTTTGATTTGCATTGTGGAGCGCGAGATAAGCTCCGCGAATAAGGATAACCAAAATGAACACAATGAAGAACATCATGCCGCGATACTCAATCCGAGCAACACAACATAATTCATTTCGAACAAATCGTAATAGTCCTCTTCTACGATAAATTCGATGTCCATATCGGTAAGCCATTTTGCGAACTCCGCAAAATCCGCAGATTTGAAAACAGTAGCCCCCCTGGAATTCAGAGCGAACCATTCCGTTTCTCCCTTTTCGACAATGAACATTATTCTGTCCCATTCCGTCGAAGCGTGTACACCCGAACGCGGTTGATATCGCCGGAAGTGTTTTTCACGGCGATAATCTTTCGGATGTCCTCAAAAGTGGTGTAGCCATCTTCAAGAACAACGTGCGCCACGCGCGGGTGGCCCAGGTTCGTGGTGTCTTCCCAGTTGACGTCATATTGAGTCAGCATTTAATTAGTCCCTTGTCGCCTGGTGAACGAGCTTGCGCAATTCTTCGGTCAGGTAAACCGTAACGGCGGAATCGCCGTCACCAAATGTTAGCGTGGTAACCGTTTCCTCACCGTAAAAGGCACCGCTACCAATTCGCTTCACGTTATCCATTGTGAAATTGCCCTGCATTGTTTTCCTTCCTGAATAGGTAGAGCGCTATTCAAGCGAGTTGAATAACACCCTTACTCATTCAGAAAATCTCTTTGCGCCATTCCCTGTTTTCCACTCGCCGGACGTACCGCCGGAGAATGCGCTTTTCGTTTTGGGCATAGCTTTCGCAACAACCGAAATTGCACGTCTTACCCTTTTTCGTGCGGTTGCGGTTGCGCATTTTAAGGATCATTTGCGCGGTTCCTTTTCAATTGCCGTGAGTACAACCGGTTTGTGAATGGAATCGATTCGATCGCGACGGCGAATATCGATCGATTGGAAATTGTGCGCATTGGTAACCGCGAAATTCGACGCGTAATTCATATCCGGGAATTCAAGATCCCATGCGTACTTTTCCGCGTCCCTGTCGTAATAATCTCCGTGGATTTTCATTTTCCACATGGGAGCCAACAGATTGAGTGTTTCCGAATTGATCGGAATCGGCATTTCGAAAAGATCTTCGTATTCAGCCATTCCGTTCCTCCAAATACTTTTTCATTTCCTCTTCAAACGTTCCGGGTATGTATTCATCCGGAGCGGAAACAACTTCCCATGTTTCCAGCATTTGAATTGCCTTTCTGAATAGATAGAGCACCACTCAACCCCCATTGAGTAGCACCCTTATTTATTCAGCGAAGCGCGTTTTTGATTTGCACCCACGCTTGCCAAAGCTCACGCTGTTGACGTTCGTTGAATGCGCTGCCCTCTCCGAGCATTTCCAGCAAATCACACTGCATTTCGCCCAGCTTGACACGGTCAAGCCGTCGAATTTCGTCGCGGACATTTGCCATTGCCCATTCCGTTGGGGAAAGATCCTCGCCGGATTCGCAAATGCCACACATCCAATCGATACCGCAACCGCCCACGTAGACACCGTGAACGCAATAGCCGCCCAATTCACCATTGTGGTAAGCACGAATACGTTCCTGAACGAACGCCAATTCATCGCGGAACATCTTTCGAACGGTTTCGGCCAGCATTTTATTTCCCTTTCGGATTGAAACTTAGAAAACATTTCCGGCGCATTTGGGGCACATGCACCACGCGTCATCGGAAATGCGGAATTCATGAGGCATGTTGTCCCAAAAGAAATCAATCGCGGGGTGAAAGCTTTCTTCCGGAATCTGAATTGCAATGGTCGTTTTCGGTGAATCCATGAAAACATTGACCATAGTCATTGCATTTCCTTTCGGAATAAGAATTGAATGGAAGGTTTTCTGCCCTTAGACACCGTGCCGAGCCTGTTTTTTAGTGATGCACGGTTGTACTTCCCTAAGTCCTCAACTCTTTGGTTTTAATAACCAATAAGCCATTCAAGCTCTCACCATTGAATGGCTGATAGCTATTAAAGCTTTTTGCCGGAGCCTGCCCAGTTTGTTAGCGGCATCTTTACCAGCCGTACGCTCATATCATCGCGTACCTTTTTCGTGCGCTTTCCGAGATCTCTTGCAACCCGTTTCAGCCCGGCGCATCGTGGCGTGTCCCTCTTAATGTGGAGACTCACATTGTATTTAGTAGCTCTACCGTTGGGTCACTCTGACTACTCGTTATCCGTCGCCCTAGACGTTTGCGAAAGTAGTCTCGTGTTCGGCGTTTGCCCTGTATTTGTCTCCCGGGTGGCTCCGGGGGATGGAACCCCGGTGCCCCGGTGGCCGGTGGTGCTGGCCGGTGGAACGAGACAAACATTAGCCGCGTCAAGGGGACGAGTCAAATCTAAATGATCTTCGTTTCCGCAGGTCAGAGGCATGATCAACTGTATTTCCGCAGGTCAAACACCTTTTCAAACTTTTTCCTGGCTTCACTCGAATGGAGTAGTTCTACTAGAAAAAGCCCAGGTCACGGCCCCTAAGCGGCTTAAAGCTTGTCCGGGGTGGTTGGGTCGACTCGACTTCCGCACCCGGGAGCGAAGCTCTCAGAGGCAGGAACGGGCACGCACGCGCGTACGCGCGCACACGTGTGGGAGCAAGCGATGTTGCTAATTAACCAGGTTAGCAGTGCTAGCGTTAGTGCCAGCAGGATGCGGAGCATCGTTCCACTACTAGAAAATTCTGGTTGTCAAGTTAAATATTGGTTACGTTGAACATCCAAGATCAAAATATGCTTTGACCTGGGAAAACGTCGCAAATCGCTTCCTAGGGTGGTTGTACCCGGGAAGCACCAAAACCGCTCAGCGTGGCTCTCAGAGCCATTTAACGCGATGTCCGATTTTTCTAGTCGACTCAATCCATAACGCTAGAGTTATTTAGTTAGTTTCCAACGCTCTGAGGTACTGATCTTGTGATCAACTAACCATGATCAGTTGATCTTAGCTTGGTGGTGGGGTATCCAGCGGCATGGTAGTATGGGTGGTGGTGCCTATTACGATCCAACTTAAAAATGCCCCAAGAAAAAAGGATTACGATCCGACCTAAAAATCCGCCAGGATTATTTTAAAACAGAAAATGCCCGACAAATATTTTATTTTGTCGGGCACATCTGTTTGTTGCGCGGGTAATAGGCTGAAATGTCCTTTACAATTAAATTAAATTGGACTGGTGATATGCCTTAATTAAACGGCAGATCCAAATACTCCTGCCCATTCCAATCCTACGGCTTCCAGTAGATTGGTAATGCCGTTGATTGATGGATCAAACACGGTGGGAGCCTTTTTGTGGTATTCTTCCATGGTCTTCCAAGACCAAGTGTAGGTAGCTGATTCTGCCCAATCCTCAGGCTTATTGTGATCCCCCGGGTTACGCTCAAGGACATCACTACGGGCAATATATACCTCAATGTAATCGTCATTACGATCAATTTGCATGTGGTATTGTCGTAGATCTTCTTCATCGAAAAAAGTTACTTCTAGACTAGTGTTCATTCTTGATCACCTTTCGACCGAATCGATTGAGCTGTAGAGCCAGTCTATACCCTTCAGGCTCAAAGTCAACGATCTCTTCCCAGCCTTTGAAGAATTGATCAGCAATAATAAAACCAGTGGCAGTTACAATAATTCCAAATACGATTAGTGCTACAGCAGCGGGCCAAAGAGCTATTGAATTAGCTATTGTTAAGATTCCTGCAAATACTGGAACAATGCCAAGTGATTCTACTAATGCAATTAATCCTGTTAGTTTACGGAATGGACCATCTTTTGTGCGATCAACCATTGTTGTTCTCCTCTCGCATGCGCTTTAGCTTGAATGATCGGTAGGTTGTCCATCCTACCGATAGCAGTACGATAAGGACTGGAACAAACCATGGCAGAAAAGGAATGGGAAATAGAATAGTTAGTGTTGAAAAGGCAAATGTGTAAAATGAATGAAAGATATTCCAAAGCTGACGCTTATGAATGGCTTTATCCATTTCTTTTCGCTGTGCACGTTCGTCTGGTTCTTGAGTTACGATGTCAACCAATCCCATTACGATCCCGCCATTCTGGCACGGCAGATTGCATATAAAATGGTGGCATTCCACTAAATGCATTTACATAGAATGGATTTCTGTTCAGCTTTTCTACAGCCTTTTTACATTTCATTTCATTTAGAAATACATGTTCACTTGGATACCCTCCACTTGACATTTGATTTCCTTGTGAATCGATAATGCGATGGATTTCATTAGGCATTTGAAAAGTCCTTCCAGCGTCGTAGGTAACCCTGGCTTTCAGGATGCTCGGGGTAATTTTCATAAAACTCAATCCAAGCAGCATCCTTATACTTTTCCCATGCCTTGAACTTTGCCTCATATTCGGGAGAATCAGCATCATGTTCCCATGGCAGCATTTCACGATACTTCATAGCAATTTTGTGAGAAGTCTGGTCAAATTGCCAGTAGCAGCTCTTTTCTGTTTCAGCATCTGACTTCGCCATAATTTCTGACCAAACAAGAGCACGGTCTCGACCATAGACACACATGAAAATGTCACCATCTTCATCAACATATTGGCATTTTCCGGTGCTATCATCGTGATCATCGTAGCTTTCATCGTAATCTTCAACTAGCCAATGGTGAGCAAAGAAGGGATTGGCCGTGCTAATGGCCCACTCATCACCATAATCATCCATAAATGTGTAAGCCATCGGCACTCCTTAAATGTACAAGTATTCACTGTTAATACTATTAGGTTCAAATGCTTCATCAGGGATTATATTTGACATTCCCGCGATGTTGACTCTAACGTACTCTTCACCCAACAACCAAGCAATATAGTACCTATGATGCCCGTTGTCAACGGTTATGTGTGGACCTTCATTCATAAGAAAAACATCACCTACTTGCCCATTTATTTTGGTGTAAGTGATGAATTCATCAAAAGTATATTCTTGGCCTTCAATCTTAGCTCTATAGCTAGGATCATCCATCTTCATCCCCTGAAAAAGGCTGTTTGACCATTGCAGCCGGGGGATAAGCATACGGTGTTTTGTATAACATGCCCTGCACTCAGCACCATCTTTTATGTACCAATGGAAATCAGCAGGATACACGTTATGCCAAATCCACCGTATGCTTAATCTTCCACGCATTTAACTCCTAATTGGCAGTAATTCCCATTTCTTCACAGAAAACCTGGAATGCTCGACCCCAAGTTTCACCACGATCCTGTTCTGCTTGTGCCTCGTGTGCAGCCCACGAAACCTTTGAACTAAAACCGAGCCTTTCCATGACACCTAGAGCACCCATTGAAAGACCACTCTCACCTGAGCTCAACTTGATTTTTGGAGACAATGCTTGAAGATCAGTAGCAGTAACACCAAGTTTGCTTAGGGCAAGGCCAATAAAACAGAGGGGCTCCTCTGGATTCTCGATGTCAAAATAAAGACACTGGGATGACCAACCTTCTACAAAGACATGCCTTTTATCTTCTGGATAAACATAGTCGGCACCGCGCTCTTCAAGGGCAGCCTTTAGTGCAGCGGCGAAAGCTTCATCGGTTGTTGCTGTAATTGGCATTGCAACTCCTAATTATTTAATGTTCAGTTCTTTTTTGAAAGCATCATAAGCTTGGCCCCAAGTTTGCCCCTTATCCTGCTCATATTGAGCAGTTCGAGCGGCTTCAGCAACAAGGCTGCTAAAACCAAGCTCCCTGAGAACAAGTGAAGCACCAGCGGTGTAGCTCATATCATCATTGGTAAAACCGAGCTTGGAAAGGGCTACGCCAATAAAGCATAGTGGTTTTTCAGGATCTTCCTGGTCAAAATAGAGGCACATGTTAGTGTTAGCATACTTAATTTTCTTATCCTCAGGATAAACGTAATCCCGGCCATATTCCGCAACAGTTTCCTCTAATGCTTTAATAAAGGCTTCATCTTTTTCGGTTATCTTCACTGCCATTTCTGCTCCTACTTAGTTTTGTTTAATTGATCCTGTTGTTCTTTATAAAGCTCTGCTAGAGCATATCGCTGGTTAGGGTCCATGTCTAGACTTCCTTCTAGTACTGTGACCGCAGCGTTAAGCTCCATGGCAATTGCCACTTTAGCTATCTCACGTGTAGATAAATGGTTAGCCGCTATCAGCTCAACCAAGTTGTCTACTTTTTGTTGCATTGTTCTCACTAGCATATAAATTTATCCGGTATCGTTAATTTTCCGTAAATGGCGCAGGGGACCCATCTTATTTCAAGGTCCCGCGCTGCAAAGACTCTATGGTGGCCGTCTTCGACCACCTTATGTTTATCCATATGAACCGTAATGGGTTCTCTAATTCCATTAACGGCAATACTGTGTCTATCCTTTGGATATTTCTTATCAAACATATGGGTAAGTGCCGACCATTGTCTAGATGGAAAACCAATCGCATGGTTCATACAATGTCGGCACGTCACCCCTTCTGAATAATCACCAGGATAAATATAGCGAAGGATATACGCTAAATTCACCTGGCATATAGTAGGTTTCAAATAGTTTCCAATATTGTCCAGCAACGCAAGGATGATTCCAGTAGGCTTTCCTACTATAGAATGTCCTTTTACAGTTAGAGCAATACCAAGTTTGAGGCATAAAGATTAGCCCTCTTCAATAGCGCGACGAAGACCTTCCTTGCGGATTTCCTCGCGTCGCTTGGCCTCTTTCTTAGGTAGCTTCTTTTCATCCCTCAGAAAGACACGCTCCCGCCCCTTCTCTACCGGCGGAAGATCCTTCTTAGGGTTGAACTTCTTAGGCCGCTTGCCGTTTGCATGCTTACCCATTTTGCCTCGCAATCTACACATATGTGCTCCTAATCAATGAAGAAACTGTCAGTGTGGCCATGGTGACGCACACCGCACAACCATAGCACACCGCGTACAAGCCAGTACAGAGCCAGTCCGATGCCCTTTACGATCCACCATACAAGGAGACATACGTATTTGATAGCTATCCATATACACCAGAGCACGACAGTACGGCGGGTGAGGACTATGAACCATCTCACCCTTTCCGTAATCTGACGCTCATATATGAATGGCATAGTCGGACTATAGCATATGTCACTCTATGATCGCGTTTGCTTACGCAACTCTCTTCTCAGGAGCATTCGTTCTTTGATCTGACTTTGATAGGGCATAGTCCAGGTGTGCAAGCCTATGCCCTCAACCCATTGAGTAAAGTGTGCATTCCGAGGAATACCACACCATCTACACCCACTTGGTTCCAAGTAGGACATTTCGATCATCTACATAGATCCTTGCTAGTAGCTTTCCACATACAATCCTGTCAAAGGGGATGCCGTGAAAGTTTAGGTACGCTTCGATGATATTATAGTCGGCCCAGGAGCGGGAGGTATGAATGACAATTTTCATGCCTTTCTCCTGCTTGATCCGCCACATTTCATCAACGGTTTCTTTAATTGGTGGTCCTGGTGTGGCATTAGGATTATCTGGTGACCAGGTGCTTTCACACACAGTACCATCAAAATCTACAGCCGCCCATATTAATTCTGCTAGTTGAGCTGGTGGCTTAAAAACGTCTTGCATTAACTATTTCTTCCTTACGATCTCTGAATCGACACCCTTTAGAGCATCTTTGTAAATCTTATACTCATCTGAACTGGTGGAAAGTCTGGCCAGTTCATTCTTATAAAATTCACGCTTGCCAATCAA